TGTATTATTATTAACAGTATAATTGGGCAAATAAACGGATAATTTACTTGATACTATTCCATTTTTATTATATCCTGTTACAGGTAATAGTTCTCCCACAACTTCTATATTCTGCTTAATTACTTCGTTAAAATCTATTGTTTCCATAATCTATATATTTAATTTTAATATTTAAAAAATACTTTTATTGATTATAATCTTCATATATAATCCCTAACATACCATCTGACTTGCTGATAGCCAGAGTAGTCCACATAGTTGCAGATGGATTAGATTGTAATAAGGCACTTCCCCAAAACAATCCAGCACCTAAAGGAGGTATTTTTCCCGCCCCAACTATTAAACTATATGTGTTTGAAAAATTATATACATATAAGTAAGTGCCATTCCATTGTTCTCCTCTTGGTAAAGCAAATAAATCCCCATCATGTATTGGGTTACACATTACAAAATTTCCTCTTTGCTTAGAATCTAAAATATAAGTATATAGACCATTCTTTTCTATAATTGCATACGTCATTGAGGCTGGTTTAACAAACCCTTCGAATCTAACATCTTTAGCTAATGTTAAATTACCAGCAGAATCCCATGATATATTACCTTTAGCTAAACTTCCACTTCCATCTTGGGATATTTTATTTGCGCCATTCCCGATATTTATATCGCCACTAAACATACCAGAAGTTGCGGTTATTTTCCCTTCGATATCCACATTTTTTGCTTTAATGCCATCTGCATCAATCTGACTAGCCTTAATTTTTTCAGCTAAAAGCAACTTTGTAGCGACAAAAGTCCATTCCTGTGCACTTTCCCAAAAGCCGAGATATCCGTTTATGGATGTTACCGGGTCATTTGTTCCAGACTCTGATGTATGTGTTTTCGTACATAGATATAATTTATCATTATACACAACAACGTCATAAAACTCTTCGCCATCTGCTCCGGACAAATATTCCGTATCTGATGACCATGTACGCATTCTCATCTTTGCTCCTTGTTTACCCCAACTGTTTTTAAGAGTCGGTGTAGACCATGCACCATAACTTGCAGTGTATATCTTAACGCTGTAAGCAGAAGTTATCTTAACACAAACCACAACCTCACAATCTTCATCTGCCAAGTAAGTACAAACTTGAGGAACAGTATTATCCAATGTTTTAACAGGAGTAAAACTCGTCGTGCTCCCATTAGACAATGAAATAGCCGATAAAGATTTCCCAGCTGTATTTACCTCTATAACTTGACCTTTAGAAAGTTTGATAAAATCGCTAAACGCGTAACTTGCATCCGTAACTATATTTCCTGTATTACTGATTCTATAACCCGTATGCACCAAAACAGCGTTTGATATATCGTTTGATGTATATATTTCAGTCCTAGTTCTTTGACTTTCCCACAAATAAGGGAATGATGCTGATACATCAAGCATTGTAGCACTCCATCCTTCAGGAATTTTACCTGGATCAGAAACGGGAGTCTCAGGCTTTACATTTTGCGCTGTTCTTTTATAAATTGACTCATTTATTACAGCGTCTTGCACCCCTATTAAAGAGAAATCACCTGTAGCTATCATACAACCTCCTTTATCATATTGTTGCGCTTACACTACCACTGATTCCCATACCTGCACGCTTAATGTCTGCATAGGATATACTAGCTGTTGCGGCATTGAATGTCGCCCCGCTTTTACCTGTCAGTATAAAATCAGCTCCAGTGTTATCACGGATGCTCCAAGTCCATGAGGAAACCGTCGCATTATTTCCGTCACTCCTTCGGCGGGCTTTCGGAGCCACAAGTGCTGTCTCACCCGTCCGGATGCAGTTACCAGTGATTCCGGTGATTTCGAAATACACTTCGTATGGATCTGACACATCTGTGATAGTGACGGTCTCGGATATGGATTCACCTTCCAGCGTAGCCGTGCACCGGAGCAGCAGCACATTGTCCACATCGGAGTTTGTGACAACCTGTGTACGGGCGGTGCCCAAGGCCACGTTGCCGGTACCCAGTAATTTTTCCCACTTGAAGGTTACCCCTGAATAATCTGACACCTCATTCCCATCCTTGTAAATGGTACACTTGGCTGTCAGGGTATCATTCTCGTTCACAAGATAAAACCCTTTGTCATCAGTGATGGTCATAGAGAAAGCGTTACCTGTCGTCTCTTGGATGATTACTTCCTTTGAAATTTCAGAGAAGGACACGGAGTTGCCTCCTACCTCCACAGAACCGCTTACCGACAGGCGGTCGTTGTCGTAACCGGATATCGGCACAAGATTCTTAAGAACTTGTATGGCAGGCAGGTTATAAGAACTGTCTCCTATCTGTGTAGGACGGCTGTCTATCTTCTTGAATACCCCTTCCAATCCGCTAGTCGTACACAACCCGTTAGAGCCGAATGTCAATTCGACACCATTGTATTTCCATTCAATACTACTGGTCTGTGGTATCATTACAGTTCCGGAAGCTGTATCACGCAGAATAAGTACCGCAACTGGAAGACTTGTTTCGGGAAACCCATCCGCCTCAAAATCCGGAATGAACTGGTTAGTTCCTTTGTTGTATCGCTGCACGAGTGGGTTTCCTTCCACGCGTAAAAATCCATTAATTGTGGTTCCGTCCATCAGTCCAATGAGCGTGAACCCTGATTCCACTTTATTCGGCATTTGTACCTCCTTCTTCTTCGGTTGTTGCACCATCAGTCTCTTCTTCCGTCGGTCCAGACGACTGCTTCTGTCCGCTGTCCGTCACCTGCCCGCCGTCAAATTCGGGCAGTATGGTCGGCGTGTCATACAGGCCGGACTCCCTCTGTTCCTGTACAAGTTTGTCAAGTTCTTTTTTTGAACCGATTATCTGCACACTGTCCACACTTCCTATAACACGCAGCATGGAGAAGTCCACGATGCCACGACCGTCTGGAATACGTTCAAAATACTGGATGCCCTTGCTTTCGAGCACTTCCTGTTTCACAAGTAAATAACCCATATTTATTCAAATTTAGTGGCCGTAACGACCTTGTTATTATTCACCATTACTTTTCCGCTGTTGGTCACCAGTGCAGTGACCGCATACATACTAACCTCGGCATAAATTGACATACCGTAGGACTTGTCAAATCCAAGCGATGATGGAGTGAAGCTGATAGTACGTCCTTTACCGATTACCTTGTCAGAAACTCCTGGTTTACCGGAATGTCCCTTCCAAATGATATAGAAAAACTTATCCTTGTCAGTACCCACCACCTGACGGTTATCTGTAATCACACACTCGAACTTGACGGTCGTATGCATTGATGCATTGACTTTAGCACCAGCTATCTGTCTGATTTGTACATTGAGAGACTTAGGCATCTGCACACTCACAGAACAAACGGCACTGAGGCTGGCATCGGTCATGGTTGGGCGTACACCCTCAAAGAAGCGGGCCATACAGCGGAATGAGGTATTCCGCACAAACCGGGCGTCGAAGGTCAGCGACTTGGTCCAGTTACCGTCACTTTCCTTCCCGCTGATATAGATGTCCAGCTCGTCCTGTGTGATGTCCCTCCAACCAGTATTGTTCTCGTTTATCTGCCACCAGTAGGCGGCATTGCTGTCGGCGACTGCCTTCAGGCCGGAGTACATTTGTGCAGTGATGGTATGCATCCATCTGCCTCTACTGTCCTCACTCTCACGCAACGGGTCGAGAGATAACGACTTCGGCTGGTCGATGCGCAGCGAATAATTCTTTGTGTCATATAGGGCAGTGTAGAAGTTGATGCTCCGCTCAATCTTCACTTCCGTATTCTTTCGTGTGTCGGTGATGGTGTACACGGCGAAGATCTGTATCGGAGAATTGACCGGTACATTCTTCTTCACCTTCAGCGAATAGGCAGGCGTGCCATCATCGGAGATGACATAGTTGTCACCGTTGGAGATGCGGTTGCTACCGTCTGCCTTGGGCGCACCTTCGTACCACTCCACACCGGTTACGGTCCGCTTGCCTGACATCATCACTTCGGGGTCGGATACCACCACGTAGGGCATCAGCAGACAGGGCACAGCCTCACGGTCAGGCTCATATTCTTTCGTGTCCTGATTGTAGGTCTGTGCGGTATTCCCGCTTAGGACTTCAATATCTGCGATAAAGGAAATCGGGTCAACGTGGACCGGGATGTCTTTTTGTTGAGTTTTTATTGCCATAATTATATTTTTATGTTAATTCTATTTTCAATTGTTTCAAAGTCTTCTCCGACCGGAATAAATACCCGGCAGATGAAACTGACTCTCCGATACTCATATCCCCATCCGCTTCCCATGTCAGATACAGAAAGGTGAATAGTATTCTTTTTCCCATCCACATAGGTCGGCTTCCAGCTGTTGTCAGCCGGCACGTTACCTGTATTTCGCAGCCATTCAACTTCGACACCTGTTGTAGCCATCAGCACGTTCGTAATGTCTCGGTTACCGTAACTGACTACGGCTGTGACATCCGTATTGACCTGTGAAAGGAAGAACTGCCAGCCGTTCGAGCTCTCAAAATCCAGGTGATAGTTCTTGTCCCCTTCGAGCAGCACCCACGATGGCGAGTTCCATACAGGTTCATCTTGCGTCTTATCCACCAAACAACCCCACTTGCAACCGTAGTGATATACGGTGTGCTGCTCCAGCTCCGTATAGGTGTGCTGTCCGTCCGGATATATCTTCTCGTTCTGTATAAACCGATACGGCTGCTCCGACTGCGCAACGGATAGAGACCATTCGCCACGGTCCACCTTATTAGAAATGACATCACCGTTGTAATCGTACTGGTACAGCCTTTCGCAGACGATAGTCTTGACCATTACGCCCACATCTTCGGTGGTGACCGGCAATTTGTCCAGCGCCGCGATGTTGGGGAACTTTCCGATGCTGATGGCATAGTTGTAATCCTCGAGAATCGGCTTGTAGACATTAGCCAGGAACATGATGCGCCCTTCGCGGCTGGACAGCAACCAGCTCTGCGCACGTTCGTTCACTTCTCCGGTGTCAGGCAGCACCGAGTTACCACGTCGGGTGACGTTATATCCGGCTACCGGAGGATAGTTCTTTCCGCCTGGCACCTCGCTGTCGGGATAGAGCACCACGGTGAGCGTATTGTCGTTTACGTTTTTTGTCAGGCAGCGGAACCAGCTGGTGTAATAATCCGTTCCTCCAGTCAGCAGGTTGTTGACGATTGAGTACATCACGTCATTCTCGACGAAATTAGTCACATCAAATTCCGTGCGCTTCTCCATCCACAGCTTATACGTGCTTTCTCCCAAGTCATCTACCTTTTCGATACATCCTGCATCGCTAAAGGCGTAGTCTCCGGCCATCGTCTGAATTTCATTAATGATAAGCCGCATGACAACAAGCGCATCACGTACCTCTAGCCTTGAGAACTGCCCGCGGCCGTCCGGGAATATCCCGGCACCTTTACCGGCAATCATGCTGTCGATAAACTCACCGAACTTCAATAAGAAGTTAGTGCCGTCTGACTGGTCTTTACGAAGAAGTGTTTTCAATGACTTTAATGCAGAAAAGACATTATTGTCACTAGGAGTTTTTGTCTCAAAAGATTTGATTATATCATACACATATTGTTCTGCTTGTCTGGCCACCTCATACCGTAATGAATCCAAAGAGTTATCTACAGAAGACTTCCATCCTGTACCGACTTCATCCGAACAGGTAATCGTAGCCTGGCACAAGTCATTCAGCTTGCGCTGCACTTTCGTAATACGGGTGTCCTTGTATCCGCCAGTGGTGCCGAAATACTGTTCTGATAACAGACGCACATTCCATCCGATACGGAGCGTAGTATTATTCTTTTCAATATAATTTCGGTCAGTAGTTCCGGTGTATTTGTTCGGGTCAAAGCTATAAGTATTCAGAAAATCATCTACTGCCAGCTTGTATTCCTGTTCTGCCTCGGTGATGTATTCCTGCGGCATGGCGAAATTCCATGGTATATACTTGTCACCTGGATTTGGTATAATCACACCTCCAGGAATCTGAGTCGTATCATCCGGATACACGTTGATGATTTCCCACTCCCGTGTGTCTTCATGCCATGCGGCCTGAAAGGAGCCGTCTGTTCCACGCCCTGCCAGCTCGCCTGTCTGAAATTTCAACATGTAGTCCAGATCCGGGATCTTGTAGTCTTTCGGATTCCAGTTCATACCGTTGTCCTTGAAGTAATATACGGTGTACTTCCGTCCCTCCTCGCTGGTTTTCTCTTCCGTACGTACAGAGGAAACAGTACCGATGTATTTGGGGTATATCTCCGAGAAGGCTGTTTCTTCCGTTTCTTCCTTCACGCCATATAGGTCCACGTTCTTATCTACATATAGAGAGCGGTCAGGAAGTTGCAGACGGGAATACCCGTACTTTGTCGCATCAATATTGCGTGTACTGCCCAGCGGAAACAGACGGGTAAAGAACTTCACTTCTCCGTTATCTTCCTGTGCCAGGTTGGTAAGTCCCTGAAGATATCCCAGTTCTACCATTTCGCCGCGTTCAGCCTTACAGAGATTTATCACATAACCGTCCGCCCACATTTCCGTTTCGAATGTGGCGGCGATGCCGTTGCTACCGAAAGCCGCATCCCAGCACTTTACATTCCGGTAGTCAATAGTCTTATTATCGGCTACAATTACCGTTCCGATACTCCATAGATTTGCATCGGCACGGCGGTTCATGTTATCAATCCAAAGCTGAAGGTGTTCGCGCGGGCCACCGTCATAACTGAATTCAGAAGTAGTTCCTCCTTCCTGGAACAGCATCAGCGTGTCTTCCGCATCGTGTATCGGTGCATAGAACTTCACGCTATATTCGTAAGTCTGTGTGTTCTTTTGTTTCGGGCGATAACGGGACTTAACTTTATAACGCACACCTTCCAGCTCTATGTAATCATCTACATCCAGCGGAATGTATTCCGTGTGTGTGAATGATGCAGATACACTGCATTCCCCGCCAATCTCTTCTGTGACAGAAGAAGAAGTGTTCGGGCTGGCTGTCAGTCGAAGGTTATTTGCTTTATCGTATATTTTCAGTTCCATTTAATCTATATTTAATCAATTTCTAAACGGAAGGCTGCGGTTCCAGAAACTTTACGGAGAACAGCACATAAAACCGGTCGCCTTCGTAGCTTTCGTACCAGTCCGGTTCTGCCGGCATATCCTGATATACCATATTGTAGGTTCGGTAATTCTTTACATTTATCGTAAGCATTCCGGACGTGATCAGCGTCATCATGCGCTGGTACTTGTCCAGCCGGTCATCTTTCGAGTTCCCGCGAAGAAAGAACTGCAAGGTACGTTCGATGCTGTTCAGCTTCACGTTCGGGTTCTGAGGAAGCTCCACTCCGTTCCGTTCCCGGAAATCTACTGTGGTAATGTCCTTCGCCTTGGGCATACGGAGCAAAGCGTCCATGTTCACGTGACCTCCCGCTTCTGTTTCGCCAAGGAACGCACCGTATTCCGTCCATATGTCTGTTTCGTTGATTGTAAGGTATCCTGTCAAGTCCATATTATTTCAACTGTATTCCGTTCAACTTCAAGTCTTCCATCAAGTCGTATATCAGCACAATGTATGCCGTATGAGATGCTATGGTTGCGAGCGTCTGGCTATCCAGTTTCTGTGTGTTACGGATTTCCTGTACGAATTTGTCTGTATTGGCCAGATGCGTCTGCATGTTTCTTCCTATTGCCTCAAAGGTAGATATGCTGTCCTGGCTCATGGTAGTCAGCGCACCGCTGCTGGGCGACTGGCTACTACCGGAGGATGAGCTTTCCCAGCCGAATGCTTCAGCCATTTCATCACGCTGTTTCATCAGGTCCTGTACAATCTGCTGATATTCGTTCCGCAATTGTTCGGCTTCCTTTTCCGATATTTCCCCGTCGGATTTAGCTGCCTCAGACCATTTGTTATACAAGTCCTGTATTCGCTGCTGATATTCGCTCGATACCAAACCTGCCAGGATAGACTTTCTCAATTGATCTTCAAAATTGTCACACATATCTTCCCAGGACATTGACATGTCTGCCAGACCATCGATAAAATCATTATAGAAACTATCCCGGGTCACACCAGTAAGAGCTTCATTCAGCATATCTGCTATCTCTCCGGTTTCATCCTTAGCCTCTGCAATCTGTTCCAGATATTGCCGGATATTACCGTTTACCTTATACCAGATATCAGGGAGTTTGCTCATTATTTCGAAAAGCTCATCTCCGGATAAGCTGTATAAGTCCTGTACGGCACGAATATCCTTGCCAAGCAAATCACTGATCTGCTGAAACCCTGATGCTCCTATACCTTCATTGCTACGATATGCATACGAATGTTTGAATGCACCGCTTCCTGCTTCTCCGGCAGCCTGAGCCAACTGTCTGTAATTATCAATCTGCCTGTTCAGTGTATCCATGGCTTCGTTTGCCGCATTGATCGCAGCGAAACCTCCACCAAACGATATCATATCTTTCTGTTTCGACAAGATTTTGTCGTATATCTCATTCATTTCTTCGAGCACAGCTTTCAGCTCCTCATATCGTGCCGTACTGCCTTCACTGAGTCCGAATAATCCTCCTATTGTCTGTCCGATACCTTTCAGTGTTCCTGTTATTCCGGTAAGAATAGAGAACGGTTTTGTCAGATCAATACTTGCCAGCGAGGACATGACCGTTCCTAAACCTGTCAGTACCCCCTTCATCGCTTCCGGAACTTCCACACCGAGCGATTCAAGCATATCTACGATATCATTTCCGGCGCTGACGACAGCTTCTCCTTTCTGACCGATAGAATTGGCAGCCTGTGTTAGCGTTTTCTGAGCAGCCGTTCTTTTATCCTGAGCATTGCGCAATCTTTCTTCCGCTTCTGCCTGTGTAATCAGCTTGCGGGTGACTTCACCAGTCGCTTCATCATATTCTTCCACGATGACATTCCCGCCCATCTGAGTTTGTTGCAGCAGATTTTCTGCCGCACGCACTTCTTGCATGGCAGACATGTAGTCCTCGTAGCCTTTCTTCATTGCTTCGAACGGGGAGCGGTCTGCCAGCTCGGAATCAATGTCCTTGAAGGCATCCATGACTTCTTTAAACGATTCCGGACTGATATCTTCACCTATTCCCTCCAGGTATTGTTTCAGCTTCTCACGAAGGTTTTCCAAGGTATCTGTCGATACTTTATCCAGATCACCGAAGATTTTATCCCAATCCATTCCTTTCTTCAGTTCCTCATAATCGAGTGACTGAATCTTTTTATCCCGTTCTTCTCCAAGAGCCAGACGCTCACCTTCAGTTTCCGCTGCCGCTATCTTCCGTGCATAGTCCTGTGCGATAGCCAGACGCTTTTCCTGATATGTGCCGTATTCTTCATAATAGTCTATAAGAGCCTGCGAAGACTTGTTGCGGTATTCCTGTTCGATCTGGAATATCTGTTCATTATATACTTGCTCTGCTAATATGCGGTTTGTTTTTGCCTTATTCTTTACATCATCATATTGACTCTGTGGGATGTTGTCACCTTGCTTTCGTGCCTTATCCATTTTGGCAATCGTGTCCCGTTCCTGCTTGTCGATGTCGGCAAGCTGCTCATCGTATTCCTGCTTAGCCAGTGCCTTTCGTTTGGCGATACCTTCCTGCATGATCTGAATACGGAGTTTCTCTGTAGTCTGCTGAGCACGGACTCTGGCATCTTCAATTTGAGATACATAATCTGTTTTTTGTTTAGGATCTTTGGATTGTTTAATTCCATTTTTATTTAATAAATCATCCGCTTTCTTTTGAAGATCCGAATATATGTCTGTTAGTTTTTTCGAAGATTCTTCCGCTACTTTCTGTTCCTCCCGTAGCCCCTCAATCCGATCTTTAAAGAAATCCTCAGGTTTGGGTGAGCCATCATAACTTCCTGCACCTTCTGCTGACACAATGCTGGCAATCAAATAAGACTTTATCTTATCTTTCCAACTCACACCTTTTTTTTCTTCTTTATCTGCATCAACTCTCTTTTTAACTGCTTTTTCAGCCTGTTCCTCCGCAAGTTTAAAAGCAGCAGCTGCCTGCGCGCGAAGCGACATAGCTTCGATATAAGATGATGTACCTTTTGCCAGTAAATTTTCAGCATCGTTTACATTTTCTACAGCTACACCTAACTTATCCAGTTCAGTACGATTATCTCTTATGAATTTTTTCTTTGTATCCAGGTTATCCCCCAATGACTTCCACCTATCAGAGAGAGAATTCACAATAACAATTTGTTTTCCTATGTCACTATCAGCAGATTGAAATTCCTTGTTTACTTTTTTCTGTGCATCTGCTAAAGATAGAGTCTCTTCTTTCGCCTTAAATAAAGAAGATACCCAGTTCGCAATATCCTTTCCAAACACAATACCCAGCGATATAGCGGCTACCAGCGCCGTCTGCCATGAGAATACTGCACCAGCCAGCTGTTTCCATACAGGCACACCCTTTTGTCCGGATGCGGCCAGAAGTTCGTTCTGTTTGCGCACATCGGCAATGGCATCTGCCAGCATCGGAAGGTTGTTGGAAATTGCCAGTATAAACATTTGCGGCCCCATGGCAAGTGAAGGCAGCTCTCTAGCTACCTGGCTGAACTGCATCTTCAGGTTGTTTGTCTTGCGGGTAACGGCTTCGGTGTCGATGTCAATGGTCTGCGTTTTTGCGGTTTCTTCTTTTGTCTTCTGCAAATCTTTCAGACCTGCCTTCAATCCGTTTATCTGTCCGGTCAAAGCCTGTACATTGGCCGCTTCCTGCGTGTAGCTTTTCCCGGCTTGCTTGTTCGCTTCAAGTTGCTTGTTCTGTTCGGCACGTACCTGCTTCAATGCTTCAATCAGTTGCAGAGTCTGATTTTCCACATCATCCACATTCTTACCCACGCTCTGTAGTCCGGCTTTGCTGTGGTCTTTCATGAATATTTCAAGCTGTACAGGTACTGCCATATCCTTAATCTTTTATTGCATAATGGGTAAAGAACTCCATCGGGTTCACTCCCTTTGTCGTGTTCGTGTTATCTGTTTGTCTGTGACTGTTCCTTTGTTTCTCCCGTTCCTCCATTTCACGGATCTGCTGCATCATGTCCGGCTTCTGCGGAGGAACCCAGTGCGGCATGTCTGCCAAAATCATTTGCAGAGTAACTACATTTACCTTGTCCAGAATGTAGTCAAGGCTCCATCCTGTTTCCGTAGCCAGCTGACCTATCACGCCGAAAAGGCTATGCGAAGGTTCCGTATGTCCCTTCTTTAACTCCTCCTGTCGTTTGCGCTTTCGTTCCGGCTCGCTAAGGGCTGCATCTTGTTCAGTGCTGCTGCCGATGCGATAATAATCCCGAAAGACGTGGTAGATGTACTGCTCAGTATCTGCCGCCAGGCGGATGATAGTTCGTCGGGTGTCATCAGTTCCCGAAGCAACCAGGCCACCGGGCGGTTAAGTAACCTCCCCAGTACCGGGCCTCGAACAATGCCGTATGCCACCATCCGGCTGATGTCCTTTCCATGCAGGAAGACAAACCGGACACGCTGGTCCAGATTGTATGCGTCGTATTCTTCCGGAGTCACCCCGATTCGGAGATATCGCTTGCTGATCCGGATCAGGCTGCGGGTTGTAGGTGTCTTCATCGTAATGCGGAACGGACGTTTCCTCAGTACCGTATGAAGCGGCAGGCTGATTCCCCCGTCACTGAGGGAGATGCCTGCCAGCAGTTCTATATCCTGTGCCTTCATACTTATCCTGCTGCGTCTGCGGTTGAGTCTGAGGTATCAGGTTCCACTCCGGGAGGATAAGTACGATAGCGTCTTTCTTTTCCGTCCGTAGGTTTCAACATATCTACGCGGATACCCATTGCCAGCACATTCTGCATATTGATTCCGTTCTGGAAGCCGTTACGGCTCAGACGGGCGTTGAATATGCGGAAGCTGTGTCCGGAATGCATGGATATTGTCAGCACACCGTTTGCTACAAATTTGACCGGAGGAGTATAAGAATCATCCGCTTCTTTCTTTCCACCGAATACATCGACCATGCTTTGGGCATCCAGCTTGATAAGGTTCATAGTGAACGCATCGCTTCCCGGATTGGTCATAATGCTGTCTACCGGTCCGTCTGTTACCTGTGCAGCCATCACATCCATAAAGGTAGGAGCATTTCCTGCCGGCTGCATTCCGTTTTCATCCAACCAGCCCAACGTCTTTTCCTCGCCTTCCGATGTCTTAAACTTTACGGCTGCCACACCATACATCAGTCCGTTGCTTTTATCCATAATTTTGTCGTTTTAATGTTTGCTTAAATAGTATTTAATCAGTTGCCAGATAAGGAAAATCCCCAGCAGGGTCAGAGCTGTTCCTGTCAGCCATCCCTGCACTTCGGGGCGTGTTTCCTTCACTTCATTGCTCATAGTTTCATCGCGTATGCGGTGATCGGTTTCCGTACGTGTTACGGTTACCTGTCTTCCTGTACTGTCGGCTGTAGCTGTGACGTTCACGCCACCTTCTCCGTCCGATTGTATGTCAATACTCAGACCGTCGTTCCGATAGCTCAGCCCGAATCCGGCAGGAAGCTTACTCAGGTTCAACCACTGCTCCGCACTCACCGAGCAGGTCGCCGTCCTCTTCGGGACCGGCTCGTAAGTTGTTTGCTCGGTTACGCTCGTTCGGAGGCTGTCCGAGCGGACGGTTCCCGAGCTGGCCTTTCTGCTGCTGGCGCAAGAAGATAATGACAGGACAGCGGTCAGCATACTTGCAAGTATGCAGTTTTCGTAAAGCCGTTTCATGATTGATATTCCGTTCGTTTTGTTTCCGTAGTTGTTTACTAAGTTCCAATACCGTGGCACTCAGATCATCGTAAAGAGTCTTGTAGGTGCCTTCAGTTTCCTTTACCGCACGGACTTGATACACCTTCCTGTCACGCCACCAGGCAATGGCAGTAGCCAGCCATCCGGCAGGAAGAAGCCAGTCCCATAGTGACTGTAGCAGGGTTATATCCATAATGTTCAAATTGGTTACAACAATTCCCATCCGGCCCGGATATCGGCCATCTGTGCTGGGACTCCATTTTCCACCTCACTGATTGCGGCTGCAAAAAGACACATCGTATCCTTATCGTTCACGTTGGGCTGATAGGTTGTAGGTACCTGCATCTTGCGGCACACGGCAGTGATGTAAGCCGATGTGTTGTTCTCATGCCTGGGTGCCCATCGGTTGATATAATCTGCAATCGTTTTGCAACCGTGCTTTTTATGATAGTTCTGCAACAGCTTGATCAGTGCACGGTAACCGTGCGGCATATCTTCAAACTCTTCAAACGCATTGTCTTTCTTTGCAGAGGAAGGGACTTCTCCCTTCCAGTCTGTTGCGTCAGAGTTCCGTATATTTCCGGGGTTGCAGTTTCGAATTCCTCGTGGTTGGTTCTTCATATCTTACTCCTCCTTATGCTTCAAGTTCTTCACCAGCTGCGGGATCTTCCTGCAACTTTTCTTCCAATCCGTTTACACCTTTTTCTCCTCCTTCAGACATAGCCATGGCCATTTTAACGGCTTCAGCTTCACGGCGTACGGTAGCCCAGTTCTTGTCTGCTTCCACTTCCTGGTCGGAAGTCTGTGCGGTAGCCCCGTCGTAACTGTAGATAGCACCGATAGCCTCCATCTTCTTCGGAAGTACGATGTAGTAGTGGCGGAAGTTTACTTCGTTCTGCTGGTAGTCCGGGTTGGTCTGTGCGTCGCGGTAATACATCTTGGTGCTTCCCTGTGCACGGAACACACGCTTGGTGTAGAAACAGAAGGATGCCTGATGGTCGGTTCCCGAAGGCGAGTTCTTGAACGGAACTTTAGTGCCTTCCTTGGTGAAGTACGGACAGTTCTCGAATTCATACACCTCGAAGCCGTACATGTTGGCAATCTTTCCGGTTGTGTAGTTATAATACTGGTCACGGAACTTCTGGTCGTCTTCCAGCAGGTCGTTCACATGATCCGAGCAGAGTACCAGTCGGCGGCCTGCGGTGGGAATCTGCAAGGCATCCAGCTTGCGTTTCAGAGCGATGATCTCCTTGCGGGTACATTTCTTACGTCCGTTGTCATCTTCACCTGAAGTAGGCACTACCGGAGTTTTCGCCGTATTGCTGTTCGGAGCCAGCGCATGAGCCGCTTTCTTGAATTTGGCGATAGTGATGGCATCTCCGTGACGCTCAATAACGCTTCCCATCTTGTCGTAAGAGATAGCAAAGAGCTGGTCATCCGATACGGCAGTTTTCTTGGTCTGGAACTTGTCAAGACCCAGTGCAATATCCCCGTCCTCCAGTTCCTGTGCGGCGATGGGATACGTCGTGTTGTTAATCAATACGTCCGGATCTCCGCCCACATCTACCAGGTGAACCACTTCGTTATTTACCGCAGCCGAATAATCGGACACTCCGTCCAGCCAGGAAGCGCTCATTCCTCCGCGAAGCTGCTTCACCAGCTCGCCCGTCCACACTTCGGTATAGACACCTTCCAGGGCTGAACCTTTCGGAAGGAACTTGCCTAGTGCCATAGGAAGTACAATACCCACAATCAGTCCCCAGAATCCTGCATTCGGTACTCCAAGCAGAAAGAGGATAATGATACTCATCAGCACATTCACCAGTGTGCCGGTTACGAATTTTACGATTTCTTTTCTCATGTTCGTGTTTTAATTTGTGTTCAACAATCAGTTAAGTTCCGGACAGTCCACACCGTATTCTGCCTTGTACAGCTTGCGGTACTGCTGCGGATCGTTCTTTCGCATCAGCTTCAGTTCCTCTGCCGGAACTTCGCTCAGTTTCTTCCAGTCGCCGGCTGGTGTCTGTGCTGTAGTGCGGTTCAGCATCATCGACGGCTTTACCGTGCCGTGCATGGCTTCAAAGGTCAGTTTCAGGCTTTCCTGACCAAGTTTCTTTCCCAATTCGATAAAGTGGGCTTTCTTCCCGGCTTCAATCTTTCCGGAAGTTACGGCTTCCTCTACCAGCGAAGTGATACCTGCCAGTCGTAAGGTGTCAAGCTCCTTCTCCAGTTTTTCTTTCTCGGTACGCAGCGTAGTATTGGCTGTCTTGTAGCCGAGCAATACGTTGATCTGTTTCTGCACTTCCGGCAGTGTGGCGGTGTCCGCCAGCCCCAGCATCAGGGTGATGGTTTTCAGTTGTTCGTTCATTGTCTGTAATGTTTGGTTTTCACTAAAGCTTTTCTTCAATAGCGGCAGGTCGCATCCTCCTCCCGCATCCAGCCTGATTTCCCGTCCCTCGTAAGAGAGCCGGATGTTGTCGTCGTTTCCGCCGATGTCCACCATGCTGTATTCCACCAGCTTGCAACGGGTTACGGTAGGACGGGTTTGTCCGGGTTTCAGCAAGGCAGCGTCTTCGCTTGTTTCCAGTATCTCGAAGTTGGGCGAACCCATACGTAGCGTGCCCTTTTCCCATTGCTGCTTTGCCAGACGCGATTCTTCGCGTACCTCATCAAACCAGGGTTCGCCGGTCACTTCTCCATCCGCTACGCGTATATCCTTAATCATTCCTATTACCACGCCCCGCTGGTGCATCCAGAGCAGTACGGGATTCCGGTTAAACTGCGTCAGGTCGATGCCTTCGGTACGGATCCAAGTGCCGTAGCAGTTCAGCGTCTCGTTCGATATTCTGATTCGTTTTACCATTTTTCGTTCGTTTGACGCAAACTTACTCCGCCTTTCCCGTCCGGACAAAAAAGTGTGTAACGGTTACAAGGAAGTGTGTAAATGATGCACTGTTCTCTGTAACGGTTGCATTCCTTTTTCCTGAAAGCACGAAAATGGATGAACTTTGCCTTAAACGAATATTAAATACAAGGTAAAACATGGCTAAAAACGACACAAAACAGGAGCTGGCACGGGTGCTCTACATGAGCGGACTTTCGCAGGAAGAGATTCTTCAGAAAGTGGAAGTGAGCCGTCAGACGCTCAGCCGCTGGATAAACACCCTGGGATGGAAAGAGATGAAGGCGGCACGCAGCATCACCCGTCCGGAACTGGTGAATAAATTGCTGTCTTCTATCAATTCCCTGCTCGACAAGGCGAACGAGCCGGGAAACGAGGATATGCTGGCCAGCCTGGGCGACAAGCTTATCAAGACAGCCACCGCCATCGAAAAGCTCGAGAAGAAGGCCAGTGTGGTAGACCGTATCGACACAATGATTGACTTTGAGAACTGGCTGGCTTCACACCGGGATGAATATCCTCAGCTTACCAACGAACTGTTCCAGCTCGTGAACCAGCTGCACAACGATTACCTGAATGAACTCTTCGCCCAGAAAGGAGGCTAAGCATGACGGAACAGGAAAAGAAAGAAGCCCTGAAACGATGGCAGGAACACTGCAAGCGAGTGGAACGGATGACCTCGCAGGAACGGGTGGAAACCGAAGCGGAACGCAAGCGGAATATCGCCCGTGCCCTGAAAGACTACGACTGTTTCTGCCAGCGCTACCTGTCGCATTATTGCCAGTGTCCGAATGCGAAATTCCATAACGAGGCGGCACGCTACATCGCCTCCCATCCGGAACTGCGCCTGGTCTGCAAGTGGCCACGCGGTCATGCCAAGTCAGTACACCTGGACATCGGCATCCCGCTTTGGCTGAAGTTCCGTAGCGAGCTGCACGTTATGGTGCTGGTCGGCAAGAGTGAAGACAGCGCCGATGGTCTGCTGGGAGATTTGCAGGCAGAGCTACAATACAATCAATACATCATCCGGGACTTCGGGGAACAGTACAACAGTGGCATGTGGCAGGAAGGAGAATTTGTCACACGTGACCAGTGTGCCTTTTTCTCCCGCGGTCGTGGTCAGTCACCCCGTGGACTGCGATTTCGTGAAATGCGTCCGGACTACATCGTGGTGGATGACTTGGACGATGATGAAATGTGCCGCAGTGAAGCCCGTGTACGTGAGATGACAAACTGGATAAAGGAAGCCCTGTTCGGCTGCTTCGGAGGCAAGGACGGGCGTTTCATCATGGTGGGTAACCTGATTTCCAAAAACTCCGTATTGCAGAAAATCATCGACACGCCGACCGTAAAGACCATTGAGGTGAACGCCATCGATCGCAACGGGAATCCTGCCTGGCCGGAGTTCTACACCATCGAGAAACTGCGCGACCGCGAACAGTTCATGGGCTACCGCTCGTTTCAGAAGGAATACATGAATAATCCCATCACCGAGGGAGCCGTGTTTCAGGAACGGTGGATACGCTGGCGACCGATGCTGAAACTGAGATACTACGAACAGATTGTGCTCTACATCGACCCTTCGTGGAAATCCTCCGGAAAGAACGACTACAAGGCTGCCGCCATGATAGGCCGTCCTAGGCGTGGACTGAAAACCGCCTCCCACCGGGAACTGCATCTGCTGCGTGCCTTCTGCCGCCAGTGCAGCGTGGGCGAAATGGTTCGCTGGCTCTACGATGTCTACGATTCACTGCCCGAAGATGCGGCGGTCAGTATCTACATGGAAGCCAACTTCATGCAGGACACCATCCTCGACGAGTTCCAGCGCGAAGGTGACGCAAGGGGCTACCAGCTTCCCATCATGCCCGACAAGCGGAAGAAACCCGACAAGTTCGCCCGTGTGGAGGCTATTAGCCCACTGTGGGAACGTGGATACTTCTTTTATAACGAGAAACTGAAAGAAGACCCCGACATGCGGGCCGGGATCGACCAAACACTGGCTTTCGAACAGGGAAGCCGTGCACACGATGACTTCCCCGATGCCAGTGAGGGGGCAATTTATAAACTACAGAAACAAACCCGTGAGGCTTCGTTCACTCCCCGACTGGGCGTGCGGCGACCTCCTAAAAACTCATGGTAATTATGTTTATCACCGAACAAGACTACATACAGGTCAGCGCCGACGCGCTGAGAATCATCCAGCAGGCCACGGACGACAACCGTCTGCTGGCCGAACGCCGGGCCATGGACCGGATTGCAAGCTATCTGGACGGACGCTATGACATGCAGACGGCCTTCACCGCCGAAGGCGAAGCAAGGAACCTCGACCTCGTGGGACTTGTGGCCGACCTGGCACTCTATTTCATGGTGCTCAGCCTGCCGCAGAAGATGGGATATGAAATCCGGAAGGAACAGTTTGAAAACGCTGTCGCATATCTGGAGAAGGTACAGGCTGGAAAGGCGGTCATGAACCTTCCCGAACTGCAACCCACGGGCGAAGAAGGAGAACAAACCGGCGCCGGTATACGCTACGGCTCCGACAAACGTAACAATTATATCTGGTAACTACTATGGCAAAGAAACCGAAAATAGAATATCTCAACCGGATGAATGCCGCCGAAAGACGGCGCATCAAGGAAATGAGCGTCAAGCTCCAGCTGCTCACGGAAGCATTGACACGGCGTGACCTGGCCGACTGGCGGCGTGCATGGCAGATGGCTATCAACGTAGACAACCCAAACCGTACCCGTCTGCTGAATCTTTATACCGATGTGGATGCCGACCTGCACCTGACCGGATGCGTGCAACAGCGCATGGGATTCGTATTGAACAAGAGTTTCAAGCTCTGCGACGCGAAGGGTGTGGAGAGTCCGGAACTGACGGAACTGCTGGAAGCTCCCTGGTTTAAGGAATTCATGCGAATGGCACTGGAAAGCAATTACTACGGTCATTCACTTATTGAACTGGGCGACGTGGTGGAAGTGGACGGACGGATGGCCTACAACCGGGTAAGTCTGATTCCCCGTACTCATGTCATTCCCGAATACGGAGTCATCATCACCCACGAAAACGACACCTGGCAGGTGGGCTACGACTACCGGAACAGCGAGATGAAAGACTGGTGCATCGAAGCCGGAGGCACGCATAATCTGGGTCTGTATCTGAAATGTGCCCAGCAGACCATTCCTAAAAAGAACATGTGTTCGTTCTGGGATATGTTCGGAGAAATATTCGGTATGCCGCTGCGAGTGGCTACTACCACCAGCCGCGACCCGAAGGAATACGACCGTATCGAACGGATGCTGCGTGACATGGGAGCAGCCGCTTACGGCTTGTTCCCCGAAGGAACTACCGTCGACCTGAAGGAAAGCACCCGTGCCGATGCGTTTAATGTGTACGACAAGCGTATCGACCGCTGCAACTCGGAAATATCGAAGGGAATTCTTACAGTAACCATGACTATGGAAGACGGAGCCAGCCTTTCGCAGAGTGAAGTGCACCGCAAGATGCTGGAAAACCTGATTCAGAAGGATGCCGACCTCATCCGTGACCTGGTGAACTGGCAGCTCATCCCTCGCATGATCCGTCACGGATTCCCGCTGAAAGGTTTCCGCTTCGCGTGGGATGAATCGGTAGATTATACTCCCGAACAGCAGGTAGCCTACGAGCGTTTGCTGCTTGAGCATTACGAAGTAGATCCGAAATACTTTGTCGACAAATACAACATCCCACTGAAACGGCAGAAGGACACGTCCTCCGTAGCGGTTCCGGAAGTCAGGAAAACGGCACAACAGAAGTCCGGAAAGGAAGAGCAGAAGCTGGTATTACCGGAAGGAGAACACCCTTTTTTCGACTAAGCCCCGACGATTATAAGGGGCTGCATCAGCGGTACGCCGAAATTGTAGATTTTGAGAAAGAGTCAATCTCTCTATCAGTGGATTTAAATGACATAAGAAAAAAAGCAATAACCTGGGCATCAGTCATTACAGACCCCCAGACAAGGGATGTTTGTGAAGAAGCCGCCATGATACTTCTTCAGAACGGATTCGATTTGCCGGAAATAAAAGAGCGAAATCTTAAAGGCAGGAAAAAAGGGACTGGAAATTTGGGGGAATATCATCCGGACAGTAAGATTATCTACATCAACAATCATCCTATAATTAAAGAAATGGGTGGTTTAAGAAAGATTATGCAAAACGAGGTAGTTAAAGGGAGAGCTGTTCAAGATAATGTCGTATTGCATGAGCTAGCTCACTATATCGACCAAATTATCAATCCAGGTTTTGACAGTCCACAACATAGTTATCGGGTTTTCCTGAATAGAGAATATGTCAAAGAACAATTATCAGAATACGCTTATACTAACAGATCTGAATTCGAAGCTGAATTGATATCCGGTATATTAAGAGGAAAAGTATATCCTAAAGAAATATTGGATTATGCTGATATATCTAAATTAGATAATGAAAAAGCAAAACATATACTGGCTTTAGGTAATGGAACAATACCTAATGACTCCGGACTTCCCCGTGAGTTTGACAAGATGACTGAAACCGTTTATAAGAATCCGGAGAAAGATGCTGCGGTACTGCTTACTGACAGCGATGTAAGAAAGTTTATCGAGCGTCAGAAGCTTATATTCGACAATGCGGTAGATACCGCCCTGAAGGAAGTACCGCTGGACGACATTTCCGTGCAGCGTCTGAAGGAATCGAACTACGTGTTCAGCGGTATCAAGACCTTCCACGAACTGAACGAGGCTTTCCCCTCCCTGCTGGATGAGGAAGGAAACCGCAAGCCGTTTAATCAGTTCTTAAATGATGTTCAAAAGGTATATGATGCCTACAACGTGCAGTATCTGCGTACGGAATACAACTTCGCCCAGGCTTCCGCACTGATGGCGGCACGATGGAAGAAATTCGAGCAGGACGGCGACCGATATAACCTCCAGTACCGGACCATGTACGATAAACGGGTACGACGTACCCACCGGATGCTGCATAACATCACCCTTCCGATAACCAGCCCGTTCTGGGACAAGTATTTCCCGCCCAACGGATGGAACTGCCGCTGCACCGTGGTACAGGTACGCAAGGAAAAATACCCCATGAGCAATGAACAGGAAGCCATGAACCTGGGCAGTCAGGCCACCGCCGGAAAGTATCAGGAAATGTTCATGTTCAACCCCGGCAAGCGGATGACAACCTTCCCGGCATACAACGGCTACACACTGCGCAAATGCAACCGGTGCGAAGTACGCCCCGACAAGATGAAACTGGCTGCTGACATTCCGGACAATGAGGTATGCCAGGCATGCAGGCTACTTCAGGAAATGCGTGCCGGAAAAGAACGGTTACAGGAACAGCGTAAAGCAGCCCGACAGTGGACCAAAGAGAATTTAGTCGGCAAAACCGTACTGGTTCAGGGAATACAGAATCCGGTGGAATTCACCTCAAACGGTATCAAGGAAGCATTGAACCAGCCTCACAAATTTGTAAGGGCAAAGAATGAAGCAGTCTATAATCTGATTAATCTGCTGAAAGATGCCGAACACGTTTTGGAACGTCCGGATGAAAAGGGGAATCCCATGGTCATGAAATATCATTACCTGCGCATCCGCATAGCCGATGAGGATTCATTTGCCGTAATCAGGGAACTGGTGGACGGGAAGTGTCAGTTCTATTCCATCGTGGAGAAGCTGAAAAAAAGAAAAGAGAGCGACTGAAGCCTTTAGTGAAGGATCTGCAATCCAACCCAGTACTTCGCGTCACTCTCTCTTCTGCAAAGATACGATTAATTCATAAAAAAACAATGCGTAATGGCTGAAAAATCAAATCAGATAACCCGTGAACTCCAGCAGCGGGTAAACCAGCTGATAAAAGAAACACTGAAGGACATACGGACGGAAGCTTTGGATGAATTCGACCGAAACTTTGAGCGGGAAGCCTTCTTCAATGAGAAGTGGGCACGCCGCAAATTTAACGATGACAGGAGCCGTGGACTGCTTGTCCAGACCGGAAACCTGCGCCGAAGCATTACAGGTCGTATCACCAGCCGCGACAGTGTGGTGATTGAAACGACTGAACCGTATGCCAGAATTCATAATGAAGGCGGAACCATTACCGTGACTCGGAAGATGAAGGCTTACTTTTGGTATCGTTATCAGACCGTGACCGGAGGAAAGGCTGCCGACGGATTCAGCAATAACCTGCAACGGAAGAAAAACGGCGCACCGCGCAACAACAAGCGGAACCGTGCGCTTACTGCCGAAGCAGAATTCTACCGTGCCATGGCTTTGAAAAAAGCCGGAAGCAAAATCACCATCCCCAAACGCCAGTTCATCGGAAACCATCCAGACTTAGAGAAACTGCTGAAAGAAATCTTTTACAATAACGCTAAAAACTTTGATGTACTATGAGAAGAATGCTTTATCTCGGCCTCACCGAAGCACTGAAAGAATTGAAAGACGAAAGCGGACAGCCGCTTATCCGGCACATTGACCTGTGGAATGAGCAGGTGGAATTTATCGAACAGGAAGAGCCGTTCGACACCCCGGCTGTGTTTATCGAATTCCGTCCCGTACAGTGGCGCACATTAGGAGGAACCACCCAGCAGGCAGACGTTCCGTTCCGGCTGCATGTGGTCACGAAATGGAAAGGAAGCGCAAGGGACGGAAGCATGTTTCAGGAAGAATCGCTGGAACGTTTTGATTTGCTGGACAAGATTGACGCGCACTTGTTCAACTTCTTCCTCTCTGTCCGGAATGAATCTGTCTGCATGACCCGCCGCACGGGAAGCAGCACCAACCATAACCACGAGGAACTGGTGGAAGACATCAGCGATTTCACCTGCCAGGCCACACAGACGTATTAACCGAAAAGCGTCAGCTGCCGCTCTGCCTGGGCGATGCGCTCCGTCACGCGCGGATCGGCACTGGCGTTGATAATGTTATAGAAAGTCTTTTCGCAGATGCGGTATTTCGGCCAGATATATCGGCGCAGGATTTCCCGGTTCGACAGTCCGCTGCGTGCATGCTCATCGTAAATCCGCACAATATCCTGCACGCGGAAAGCATAGCTCATCCCCACTATTTTCTGACGGTTTTTCTTGACCATATTATCCTGCTGACTTTATCGCAAAATTACAAAAAAATGCGGACATTATCTTATTCACGCACATAATAACTGCTTTTACGACAGCCCGGACCTGTACAGCCGTAGATTTGCACTGTCTAGACAAGTTAACCACATTTTTACAAACATTTAAAAAAGACAGACACATGGCTATCAACTATTCTATTGCGGCTTACAAGAAGCCGGGAGATATGGAAGGTACTGCGAAGTATTACGCCAAGGCACAGGCGAGCGGAACAGTCGAAATTAACGAGCTGGCGGATGATATCGCCTACAGTACGACCTTGACCGACGGTGACGTGCTGAACGTGATCCGTGCGCTGATCAAGCAGATAAACCGCCACATCGCCAAAGGAGAAATCGTAAAACTGGAGAATCTGGGAACATTCCAGGCTCAGATACGCAGCAACGGTTCGGAAACGTCGGAAGACTTCAACGAAAGTTACATCCGTCAGGTTCATCTTCAGTTCCGTCCGGGACTGGGACTGCAAAGCACGCTGGCACTGGAGAACCTTCAGTTTAAGAAGGTAAAATCGTATAAGGAGCTGGAAGGCGAATAATTTACCGCCGGAAAAATGATCTATTACCCTGCGGAAACAGGACGTTTACCGCAGGGTAATTTTTGCAGTACAAAAAATAATTCGTATCTTTACCTATATGAAAGCGATATACCTTACAGACCTGGCTCAGCAATATTTTCCTAAATCCAGTACCCGGAGTGCCGTAGCGCAGCTTCGCCGCTGGATAGTGTTGAACGAAGACTTACAGCAACGGCTTACGGAACTGCATTTCCATAAGGGACAGCGAAGCCTGACTCCCTTGCAGCACGAAGCGATATGTCATTTCCTTGGAGAACCAGGTGAATAATATACAGCAATCCCCGGCATCGGTTTTCGGTGTCGGGGATTTTTGTGTCAGTCTTCAATGTAGAAATCATTCTCCAGCAGCTCTTTCATGTACCGGTCACGCTCTGCTTTAGATTTAAAATCACTTCTAATTGTTACCCATGAGTCAGGATTATCCAATTTTTTTGCCTTGATAATTGGTTTCCCATTTCTTTCTCCGGCTCTTATTATCCAAAAACCTGAATCACATACTTTTTTTTGGTCTCTTGCGTTCATAGATTAATATTTTATTTGATTAATCGATTGTAAATACATTCGTCGGCTCTTTTAATAGTAGTAACACTTTGTCCATAGGCATATATAAGCTCTTTGTCTAATATCTTACCATTTTGCAACCATGCACGATACACATACGGATTCTTTGAACTTTTCTTTGCAGATGAAAGTGTTCTATAAGTACTTTCAGTCTTTTCGTTGTAAAAGCACTTGATTATGTAATTTAAGTCTTTTTCATTCATATTCATTCCTCCATATCAGGTATTAAATCTTCCACGTATGCCCACTTGACAACATTGTTTTCCTTTGCGATTTTATCCCAATTAGTAGGAACAACATTTATATTCCATGTGACAAAAATAGGATAATCGCTATTTAGCCATACAAGTATATATCCTTTCTCTTTCGGAACTTCATCTGCATTATGCCACACAGAATTGATTCGATATTCTGCACCGGCTTTAAATGCTTTTATTAAATCACATTGCTCTTTTACACTTGAATAGATAAGCCCATCATCATAATTCTGAGCTGCTTTTTCAATATCTTCTATTTTCATAGTTCATTAAATTCTTTTTGAAGCGTTTCTATCTTATTATCAAGTGCCTCCATATAGTTTTTGAAGAAATCCTTTCCATATAGTTCTTCTTTCAGTTCCACGTCATTTATGTGAGAATTGTATCTGAATATCAGTTCACCTCCATATTGGATATTTGACTTTTCAAGTCTCACTTTATGCTCTGTGTATTGTTCTATTTTCTTGTTAATTTCTGTTGCTTGAATGAATTTATCTTTATTCATAGATCAATAATTTCAATTTTCAAATCACGTTCCAGCTCACGCATCATGTCGATAGTGTCATTGTTTTCCACATCGAAGCAGATGCCCAGGTATTCCGGGTTCTGCTTCGAACGTTTTACTGACAAGTCGCAGGGGCGGCTGTGCTTGATCCATACAAACATAAACTGATTGATTGCGCTGTAATGGACTTTCGCTGCCACCCTGCGAGGCTTGAACAGATTAAGGTTCTGGTTCTGCATAGGGTTCAATCTGTTTGATTACTGTTCCGCTGAGCCAGATGCGTCCGCTTCCCTGGCATTGCGGACATACTTTCTGCTGGGGATATTCCCGACGCACATCTTTCTCTGCATATACGGTTACTGAGCCGGTCCCTCCGCACTGGCGGCAGAGGCATACGCGGCGATGGATATAAGTCTTCTCTGTATTCATCTCTTATCGGCGTTTTCAAATTCGGGTTTTACATCAGGTTCTGCTTCGTATGGGTACACATCCATGATGGCGGTTTCCGATACAGAAGATATCACGTAATCAGCCATAGTATCTTTCATTCCTTCGTCCAGCTTCTTGATGGCGTCGCGAAGGTCGGAAGCTTGTACAAGTACGTTGCTGGCAGTACGCTTTTCAGCTCCGCTCTTTTCATCCAGTGTAATAAACCAGAGTTTACATTTGAACCAGCGGTCGGCAAACTCTTCTTCACTTGGGAACAGTTCATTGTAATTAGCTTTTGCAACTCCAGCCACTTCGAACTCGCCGCTGATAAACGGTGTCATTTCTTCGATAATACGGCTTTCGGCTTCTGTGAAGCTGAGAGCGTCTACCAGATAGGGTTCTGTTACTTTCTTCTGCATTCCGTTTTCCATTGTTTTCTCATAACGGATTTTGCATGTAAACCAGTTGTGCATCATAATTCTTCTGTTTTTGTTGATTGTTTAAATATTACGTTAGTATGGTCTCTTCTCGAATCGTCCGTACAGTTAAGCTCGTTACCGTAGCAGGGGATAGCGTGCTCAAAAAACCAGCATCCGCTGCAAGGTTCTTCCTGATCTTTCACCTCGGCGACCGCGAGCGTTTGTCCGTGCCAGGTGAAGGTTTCTCCTAATTTGTGCTCCATGATTCTTTTATTTTTCTGATTAATTCATTCCATCCTTTCCGCGCCATGCGTGGTTCCATCCAGCAGAGCCAGCCAAGTATATCGAGCATCTTTCCCGCAAGTTTCAGAATGAATCCCAAAATAATCAGCGGACCGATGATAAGAGAAAAGGCTGTGAAAAGAATGATTTGTGTACGTTTGTTCATTATTCGATGTAATAAGATGTTATTACCAGATTGCTTCGCATTATTATGAGAGATAACCGGTTATCGTCTTCTCCGAGCAATACACGGACAGAAGACCGGCGTGCGTCTTCCTCATTATTTAATTCTCCAAGACAACCCTCCATTATCATTTTCAGACGAAGATATTCATCACGGGTAGGCTCCAGTTCCCGGTTCTGAAGGACACGGGTCATGTACTCGTGCAGCTTCTTCATCCAGCGCGGCCACTTGTCACGCCGGATGTTTGTTTTAAAAGTGAGTTCTGCCATAGCTATTCCGGTTTATATCTTTTTACAAGCCACCATTTTACATTACCTATCCATTCTAATAATAATTCAAACGGAAGCCTTATATAGTGAGATATCATAATCATAATACCAAGAGGAATCACCAGTATACAGTATACGGTCCATATTGCGTACCATTTGTATTTAGACTTTCTTTTCATGTTTCCATCCATTAAGTTCATAAACCATATCCCGTGCTTTCTCTTTGGATCGGCACTCCGCTACGGGAGTGCCTGTGCAAATTGTATCAGTATATTCATTCCGATATACGATCCAAAGAGGACCACGGCGTTCATACGTGTATTTAGGCCGTCTGGACCGCATCGCTTTCCTTTTTTGGTTCTACGTAGAAAGATTCATCCTGCACCACCTGTACGCCGATGTTTGCGAACTGTTCCGCAATTTCAGGAATGTCACGGTCGGCCAGCAGCTTGTCTTTAGCCAGTTCCTCGGTTGTGCGGATATACTGTGGAAGGAACTCTTTGCAGAGGTTTGTCACAGCTGCCCAGGTGAAACCTTTCATGTTCTTCAGCTTCGGGTTGCCGGTGCGGAAACCAATGATGCCGTGTGCCGATTCCAGACTCTTTTTCTTAGAGAAAAGCGTGTCCTTGTTTTCGGTGGCATAGGTCTGCATCACTTCGAAAGTGCGGTCTTTCGTTTCGTTCAGTTCTGCCAGCTGGTCGGCGTACTTCTCACGGATCTTTGTCATTTCCTGGTCCATCTTAGCTGCGATAGCCTGAGCCTTTGCGTCTGCCATAGCGAATTCCGCAAATGCCTGTTCGTACTGTTCGCGGCTTACTCCGCTGATTACTGTTTTCTTGGTTCTTTTTGTTGCCATACTTAATTGGGTTTTAAATGATTATTAATTGTCGGTTAATTCGTCTTCCATTGCCGCCATGTCATATTCCATCTTCAGAGCTTCGTCTGCCTGCTGTCCGCAGAAATTTTCCAGTTCCCGCAGGATGAGTACCTGGTCGGTGAAATCAAACTGCTGCATGCAGTTCATAATGTCATTCTGGATTTGTTCGATTGCCTGTTCCATGGTTATTCCTCGTTTGATTTACTATCTATCCTTGTAATCTTTCACTACCGGGCTACCAATCAGTTCGCGTCTGCTGTAATACACGCTACGTCCTTTTTGATATCCCGTTATCAGCCCTTTGTTTGCCCATCTTTTTATAGTGGTTTTACCACATCCAATCAACCGGCATGCATCGGCTTGACCTATCAGGTCATCGGGAGCTTCTGATATATCCTTTCTAGGTGCTTTCTCCAAAGAACCAACTCTGAGTCCCAACCTTCTTTCTACACGATCTAACCTGCGCAGGAGCTTCTTGTATTCCGAGAGGCTCAATGTAATGGTTTCTTCTTCCTCTTCTGGTTCGTCCTCCAAGTCCGGACAAATGGCACTGATACCGATCTTTCCGGCAAGGAACTGGGCTGCGTCCCGTGCGGCATAGAATAGCGTTTCGTTTCGTTCGTCTTCCGGCACGTCACGTACATATTCATTGAATACCCATGTTTCGCTGCGTTTCATCTCCAGGACTTCGACTTGTATCCGGGTAGCAGTATCATTGTAGGATTTCAAGTGTTCTATTGCCTGATTTATTTCTGACTGCTTTCTCATATCATTTTTCCTTTCTGGCCATTGCCTCAAATTGTCTTTTTACTTCTTTCAGTTCCTTCAGTGACATTTCCGTCAGATTCTTGCGGAATTTGCTGCGTGTGCGGCAGAACTGGTTTATCTTCGCTTTGTTCATTTCAAAATCCTCCGGTGTTTCGTTCGTATAGTTACGGTTCAGGCAGGAAATACGAAACGAAAGGGAAAATATCTGTTTTACCAGAGCACGTGCCTCCTTGCGAACGTGGTCGGCTGACTCCTTGTTGAAGCGACTAAGAAGCAGTGCGGCTTCTTCTTTGGTTAGCCCGGCAGTGCTGTTGGTGCGGCCAGAAGTAAACTGGCTGATAAACCCGTGACGGTCTTCTTCACTGAACCCCATCTTGTAAAACTGGGCTTGCAGTGCTTTGATCTGCTGCGGGGTTACGGGGCGTTCTTTCATTGTTGTTTTCATGACTGTATATTTTTATGATTATTCTTCTCCGTGATATTGCCGGGCTTTCTCCGGCACGATGTCATAGTAACCGACTGGCCCGATAAACCGGCCCTTTGAAAAGGCTCTGAAACCTTCCACGTAGATTTTCAGCGAGGCATCGTACATCACTCCTTTGGCAGCGCGTCCGTTGGGAAGTTGTCCTTCTGCGTGGCTGATGAAGATAAGCAGCTTTCGCTTGTGCTTCTCCTTGAAGTCGATGTACTGTCGGTACGTCATTCGGGTGTACTGGAAGGAGTCGATTACCACGATATCGGGGCTTTTCTGTCGCCGAAGACGGATGCTAAGTTCTTCCATGCTCTCATTGTCAATCAGTAGAAACTTCTTGTTGACTTCCATCATTCCTGTACGCCTGATGGCATCCTGCATGGTGCGGCAGGCTCCTTCCTCCATGGAGTCGTAAGCTACGCGACCAAAACGGCACAAATACTTGCAAAGCTGAAGGGCAAAACTGGTCTTTCCGCTTCCTGAATTTCCCCAGATAATCCATACTCCGCGCCGTTCAGGAGTACCGAATGCATCATACCAGGGACCATCAAACTGCATTACATCGAATTTCATAGACAGAAGCTCACGGACACCTTTTGCGTTGCGATCGAAAGTAAACTTCTTTTTCTGTGGGGGTGGGCTAGTGTCTTCTTTATTCATTGCTTCCTCCTTTCTTTATGCGGGCTTCGATAATACGTTTCTGACGGTGGATGCATCGCTTCACACGGCGAAGGTCGTTGTCGCTTCGTCTGGCATCCTTCAGCACCTCTTCGATATCGGCACGGTCGGTCAGATTGTTAGCCTGACAGATGGCGTATATGTCTGTCTGTTCCGTGGGAGATACATCGAAGAAACGGCGTCCGATACGGCTGTTTATTTCCTTGTAACCTTTCTTGTTGTAGCGAAGTCCGGCTTCCATGCGGCGCTTGATGTAGTCGGTGCTGAGAAACACGATACCGGAGTGTCCTTCCAGACGGTTGTAAATGCTGATAAAGTAATTGAACACGCTGTCAGTAAGCTTGTCGCCTTCATCGAATACCAGCAGCGGGTTGCTCAGGAAAGCAATCATGCTGATGGCATTTTCCAGCATGTCACGCAGATTGCTGGAGTCCGTCGGCGCTCCTACCTGCTTGGCTATCTCACGTACGAAATCTGAACGGCGCATGTCTTCAGAACAAAGGATATAGAACACGTTGCGGTGCGTGCGGCGGTACTCGATGGCTGCGGTAGTCTTTCCGCATCCGGCATCGCCAACCACCCATGTCACGTTCTTATATGCCTGTGCGTCACTCATTGCAAACGTGATTTCCTTGAAGGTCTTTCCCTCGTGCAGCGTCCACGAATCGAAGGCAAAGCCTATTTGCACCGCAATGCGGGTAAACATGTCATCACTGATCAGGTCATATTTTCCGTTGCACAACTGGCTGACGGTGGCAGAACTGACATTTTGCAGACTTTCTGCCGCACGGTTGCGGGTAGGATAATTTTCACAATAAGCAATCAGTGCGCTACGCACCTGTTCTTTCATTTCTGTAGTAAATTTCATTATCTTAATAGGTATTTAAGTGTTGTTTAATCAAATCGTTAGAATTTTCCCAAGCTGTCAAGTTCATCAAACGTCAGGTTCGATACTTTCTTTGTCCAGTCACCGGCTGATGCGAAAGTCAGCGGTTCGTCTGCCAGTACAGGCTCTTCCGGAATGTCCGTGTCGGGCATCTGTACCGGAGCTTCCAGTGTGCCTCTCTTCATTTCCTCACGGTATCCGTCAAGCTGCTTTTCGCTCACCGCAACCGGGCGCGGAATGCGGAGCTGGGTGTATGCCTCGCCCATGGCTTCCTCCATAAACAGTTCCTCTTGTGCGATGTGCATAGCTGCACGTGTGCGGCGGTTGGCATCCAGCTGCGCAAACAGATAAGCGTTTTCCTCGTCGGTTCGTTCCAGGGTGGCACGGTGAATGGTGACTTTCGGTGTGGCTATTGCCGAATATTTGGCTCCCGTGTCAGTCACCGCCCATAGCTCGATGCGGGTCATGTTTTCCGGATCATAGCGGTAGAGGAACTGACGGCCTACGTTCTGCAGGTGGAAGTTCATATCTATCAGCCCGTCGTCGCCATACACCATGTAGCTGTATTCCTGCTTGTTCATGCGGAAGTTGAAACCCTCCTTGGTGTATTGCACCGGAGCCTGAGAGAACAGCATGAAGATTTCGTGTGCTTCGTAATCATCCAGCGGTTGGGCTTTCGGATTCTCAATGGCGGTGTACATTTCCATGCGAGTCATTCCGGTTGGGCTGGTAGGATGCTGCATCGAGTTCCATTCTTCGCGACAGTCGGCATACTGCTGTTTCAGTTCCTCCAGCGTGGGCAGTTTATCAATGTTAGCCATTACCATGTCAACATTGGCACGGCTGGAAAGCTTCTTTGCCGTAATGTTCTGACCGGTGAAATTGTATAGTTTGTGAAGTACCTGCTGCTGGAATCGTCCGAAAGCGGACTCGATGGATTTCGACTGCCCGTTGTGCGGCATCGTGGTTTTGTGAAGATGACAGAGTTTCTTGAAGAATCCCTGCGAAGCCAGTTTCTTATGCCCTCCCTGGTTATCGGTCACTATCTCGTAAGGCTTCACCTTCCATGTCTGGAGTGCCATCCGGTACGCCATGTACTGGTTGTAGAAGTTTTCGCCGTCACCGATAAAGTAGCCGAGGAACAGTTCCGTGCAGGCATCCATCACCTCGTACACATCCGTGGTTCGTGCCACCCATCGCTTCTGCCTGTCATCGTACGCACGGTAGTAAAGGTTTATCTTCGTACCGTCTGAATACCACAGCGAGTTAGGCATGGACGGCATTACCGTATCGAAGGTTGGCATATACTTGTTCTTGAATTCCCTCTCGCCGTGAACAGCAGAAAACCACCACACCATTACCGCCGGATCATTCAAGTAACTGTGCATCGTGGTAGGACTCTTGATGGTCTTCAGCCCGCGAAGCACCGCCTGACGGTTGTATTCCTCAAAGAGCTGCATATCTGTGTAGACAGGGAACTTGCTCCGGCGGAGCTTCAGCAAAAGAGCACCTTCAGCCTTTCCGATGCGGCGTGCGGCACTGTTGCCCAGGTTACCGCTCACCAGCACCCCGTATCCCTCACGCTTGTAGGCATTGAATTTTTCGCGCAGACGTGCCGGATTTTTGGGCAGGGTGTGATTCGTTATTTCGCGAAGTCGCTCACAGCAAATCAGTACGCTGCTCCATGTTTCTGCCCGGCGGGCAAAACCACCTTTGGCATGTTCCACACTGCGTGTCTTCTCCGTACGCACCATTTCGTTCATCACCTGAGCGTTTAGGATGTATTCCATCTGTCTGGATAACTCGATGCTCGGCTCAAACTCCTTGAAGAAGCGTACCGCCTCGGCATCGAACCGGATCTGTGTGTTGATGTACTTTTCCTGCTCGCGCTGTTTCATTTCCTCGTATGCATTCTTAAATGTGTCATCGTATGCTGCACGGAGCCGTTCCGGCATGGAGCGGTAGGCGATTAGAGCCTCGCGTCCGTTACCTCCCCGCTGGAGGAGGGTAATCTTGCCCTCACGTACATACTTGTCGTAAGTGGGTTTGCTGATAATGCCCCCACGGACAAGCTCCGTAAAGCTGACGCATAATGTATTTCCGTACATTTCCATGATTAATTCGTTAAGATTGTAGTCCGGCTCCGGGACTTGAACCCGGACGGCAGCCGCTTCACCTCTTTTTACCACCTATTGAATACCTATGTCAGAGAGTTTACTACTATCCTGATGGTAAGGTTCTGCAAGCCGGATATGATTCATTCCTTTTTCTGTGCTTTCTTATCCTCTCTGTCCATCCGTATTGCGGCAGGTATTAGTGCCAGGCAAAGAGTAATTGATATAACTATATTTATTGAACCGTCTGTCAGGCGATTCAGGATTGCAGCTGCCAGTATAAGCAGTAAATAACGGGTTGCAGTATTGATTCGTTTCATGATTCTATGGCTTTGAGTTTGGAGCCATCCCTATTCTCACGAACTGGAATAGCGAGAATATTTATCTATGGAGTTGCTTTTGTTGGTGTCTATAACTTAATTACTTCCGCATACGGATTTTCCATTTCCTTCAGCTCGTAGAGCTTAGCTCCGTGATTCAGAGCATACGAACGAATAAGTCTTGCTGTAGGGCTGTTGGTGTCGTATGCCAGAGCTGAACGAACAGAGCGGGTTGTTACTTTCAGTTTTGCGGCAATTTCCTCCTGAAGTTCGCCGCTAGCTTTAATGAGTTTTTTTGTTTCTGTCATAATTCTATTGTTTTATAGTCTTTATTTATTACCTTTAGGGCGTGTTCCTATTGGAATACTTTGCAAAAGTAGACAATATTTTGACCAAAACAAATTAAATAGCCAAAATTATGACTTCAAAAGACAGAATTTTGATTTTTATAAAAGAGATAGGGGTAAAACAGGCTGATTTTTTTAATCTTATAGGAGTCTCAGCATCAAACTTTAAAGGAGATGCAAAGAAAAGTGAGTTAGGTTCAGATAAAATAGTCAAAATATTGACCCAATATCCTCAATTATCACCAGATTGGCTTCTCCTCGGTGTAGGCAACATGTTCCGTGCAGAATCTGAAAAAGAAGAAAAACTTCCATCTGTAAACCAAACATACGAAGGTGCACCGTACTTTAATGTAGATTTTATTGGAGGTTTTGATTTAATCGTAAATGATCAGACAGTGAATCCCGACTTCTATATAAATTATCCTCCCTACAATCAACCTGGAGTATTATGGTGCAATCTTACTGGTCACTCTATGGAACCAGAAATAAGTAATGGTGACATTATCGCCTTGCGTGAAGTAACTACACCTATTCAGTATCTCCCAGCTGGAGAAATATACGGCATTGTTACAGAGGAATACCGTACGGTAAAGAGAATACGACTAAGTCAGAAAGAAGGTTTCGTCCGGCTCATCCCTTCGAACAAGAGCGAAGAGTTCTGCGAACAGGAAATCCCCATCAGCATGATCATTAAAATATATGCTGTTTTAGGTAGTATCAGAAAGTTCTTTTAAACTAATGAATAATATAAGTTGTATGAAAACCTTTATACAGATATTGACAATCATATCCTTCTTTTTTTGCTCATGCAGTAATGCGCCTCAGGAGGAAATAGAAAAATCAATATCAAACTTCCTAAGTTCAAGTGGATAATGCAACAATGATAATGTTGACAGGAATGGATAGAGTAAGAATAAATATTTTTTCAGAGGAACAGAGAAAGAAAACC